GCGGTCATCCAATGCACCCCAATCCTACTCGCTGGCAATCGATGACCCGCTACCTGCCCCCAAGTTCCTTACCCTCTCCGATATGGTAAGCATCGAAACGAATACTAAGATGCCCCCGCAGATCATTACAGGAGTTCTCTATAAAGGTTCAAAGATGATCATCTCAGGGTCCTCCAAGGCTGGTAAAACCCTATCCCTCCTCCACCTCGGCCTTGCAGTATCCAATGGAAAGCCCTGGTTAGGCCACGAAACCACCCAAGGCAATGTCATATACCTCGACTTCGAGCTAAAACCCCGCATGGCCGCCCAACGCATTACCTCGATCATAGCCGCCAACCCAGGTATCTATAAGCAGAACCCCCGATTTCTCTACTGTGGATTACGAGGCCAAGCCCGATCCCTCGAAGACCTCGTCCATCACATCGAAGATCTCCCCGATTTCAAGCCCGACATGGTAATAGTCGATCCATTCTATAAGCTCGCCACAGGGGCAGATGAGAACGATGCCGGTGCAATCTCAGAAGTGGTCAACCGCATGGAGCAATTCTCCGAACGCCTCGACTGTTCATTCGTCTATGCCCACCACTTTTCCAAAGGAAACAAGTCTGACACAGACCACATCGACCGGGCAAGCGGGTCAGGCGTATTTGCCCGTGACCCCGATGCCATCCTCACCCTAACACCCCACGAAGAAGATGACCACCTAGTCCTCGAAGCAACCGTTAGAGACTTCTCGTCACCACCTCCAAAGGTAGTCGAATTTGAGTGGCCAAACTTCGTCCATAAGCCCGATATGGAACCCAAATTAAGAAAACCAGGGCAGTCCAAAGAGTCTAAAAGATTAAACGATAAGCTCACTACAGCCCTCATAGAACTACTCAAACCTAACTCGATCATGGGTCTAAATAATCTCCGAAACAAACTAGAAGAGAAAACAGGCGAGCAGATTCACCCCGATAAGCTTCGAAATCTAATTAAAAAGACTCGAAATATTAGTGAACTAAAGACTCAAAAGGGTAAAGAAAACATTTACTCATATGCCGAATAATAGCTGTCTCAACTCTGTCTCAAAACTAGTAGTAAACGCCTTATATATAAAACGACTACTAGTACTAAAAGGCTAGAGGTAGTAGTTGCCCGCCCTGCCGGGCACAACTACTACACTTGCCTAGCCATAAAGGCGACTACTACTCAGATTATCATCGTAAAAGATTTGAACCGCTACTACTACCACTCGTGAGAACCGAATACACAGGTAAGAACCATAAGCTCGTAGGAGGCTTTGATTGGGTAAGGATTAGTCAGAAGACTCGCTGGATAAGTAAAAGGCTCTCTAGGGTACTCTACGGGGCTTTAAAGGCTATGCTCGTAAATATATGTAGGGGTTAATCAAATACATTCTGACACAGCCAACCAGGTAGGCTGGCAATCTAAGGATTGGCGGTCAGGCGGATAACAATCTCAATTAAGGCAAAGCAGACATCCATAATCATGTCTCGTTCTAAAAAGAAAAACGCCAGGGCGATTATCCAACGCCATTCATGCTGAAGGTTCGACATCGCTCACCTCAGCATCGATAACCTCTTCATCTTTCAGATTCTTTAGCTCGGCTCGGATCTCATCGAGGGATAAAGATTTCTTAACCTCTATGACTTGAGTCGGCTCACCTTCATACTGGCGATGCTTATCGATTAGGATGCCTGTAGCAATTGGAAGAACACCTGATGGAATTTCATCGTTATCTAGTTTCTCAATCATCTTCTCAACTGCAAGCTGTGAAGCATGGCCGATTAATCCTCTCATCACTTTCTTAGATGATTCGATCACCTCTTTCTCTCGGGACCGAACTACAGCTATTGTGTTATGATTAACTTTAAGCTGTTTCTTGATGCGAGTAACAGGAACTCCATCGGCAAGCATCTGTACCATCTTTGCATAGTCACCTGGTCGCTTATCGTACAGTCCCTGTGCTGTGTAGATCGCTGGGCAAGTTTCCTCGACCACTAGATTAGCTGGTAGGTTCTCAGCTTCCATCGTAATACGCTTTTTTTCGGTAGGCATCTCTATCGGTGTAGGCAATTGAGAAAGTATTCTCAATAAGGTTCGATGCAAGTCTAATTAGACATAATCATTATATCACGAACCTATTTATGTCTGCCATAGCATAAAATGATGCACAAATATAATATATTGTACGCTCTGTCCTAAATCACATAAAAATTTAGGCCCAGATGGGGGGGGAGGGGGGTCTGAAAATCTGCCCCCCGATCACCGCCGACCGATAGTGGCTCATAAAAAAATTCTGACAAATTGCCCCACCCGAGGTGACCTACTATCGATAATCTGTTATCATTAGCCCATGCCTTTAAACTGGTCACCGCATCCCGCCATCCCGCCTCTCAGCAAGGCAGAGATGCTGAGGATGTCGCCTGAGAAGATCCTCGCATACTGGGAGAAGCGGGAGGAAGCGATAGCCAAGGAAAAGGATGATCCATATCGGCATGGCTTTGAATTGGATACCTGGAAGTTAGCAGATAAGGAATTAAAGACTCACTCGGAAATTCTGCTTATGGGGGGTAATAGAGCGGGCAAGTCTGAGCTTTGTGCGAAGAGAGTAGTCCAAACTTTAGTTGAGAACCCAGGTACGATTATTTGGTGTCTTACTGAAACATCGGCCAATTCGATCCAATTTCAGCAGAAGCTCGTATTTAAATACCTTCCAAAAGAATTAAAATCGTTGGGTAGGGGTAAAGTCGGGTATGTTATGTACAGTCTTCGTAATGGCTTTACCGCCTCTAAATTTACTTTGCCTAATCGGTCTGAATGTATCTTTAGAAACTGGAGCCAAGACATCAGTACAATCGAAGGAGGAGAAATCGGATGTCCCTCTCCACCGGTTAATGGTACTCACAACATTGGATTTTGGGCAGATGAACTCGTGCCTATGTCATGGGTCAATACGCTCAGATTTAGATGTGTAACTCGTTCCCATGAGAGTCAATATGATGGAGTCGTTCGACCAGCAAGTGGGTTAATATCCTTCACCGCCGTAGACGGCTGGAACAGCGTAGTAAAATCGATGCTCACAGGCGCAAGGACAGTCGAATCGGCAAAGGCTGACCTCCTGGACGGCGAAGAGGTTCCCCTCGTTCAACAGCCCATCCGCAAAGCCAGCTCGGTGGTGTATTTTCATACAGCGGCGAACCCCTTTGGCGGATGGGAAGCAATGAAGAATCAACTGGAGGGGGAAAAGAGGGAAACTATTCTTTGCCGGGCTTATGGAGTGCCTGTTCGTCAAAGTCGGGCAATATTTCCAAATCTTACGGATAAAAACTTCGTACAGGCAGAAAAGTTGCCCGATTTTGAGGATGCCAACTTCGTTCTGAGCATCGACCCTGCTGGAGCAAAGCCTTGGACGATGGTATTATTTGCAATCGACCCACATGGAGTCGCCTGGGCGGTTAAGGAGTTTCCTGACTTTGACACATGGGGTGGATGGATTGATCTGACTAAGGACAAGATGACAGCCGGTGAGGCCGCCCAACCGAATGGGTACGGATTGAAGGATTATGCGGAACAGATCAGGAGGATGGAGAGGATTTGTGGGGATAATGAGGTTGTACGAATCATCGACCCGAGGTTGGGAGCGGCAAGTTATCAGAAGTCGGAAGGATCTTCTAATATCATAGATGATTTAGCGGATGAAGATATAATCGTTGAACCGGCTGAGGCTTTGGACATCGAGACGGGCCTACAGGCAATCAACAATTTACTGGCATGGGATCGGGACAGACCTATGGATTTGGACAATAAGCCTAGATTGATGTTCTCGGATGAGTGTCAGAATTTAATTAGCTGTATGCAGGCATATATACCTGGGGATTTAAAGTCTGCCCCTAAAGATTTTGTGGACTGTGCCAGGTATTTTTCAATCGGGAATTTCGAGTACCATGATGAAGAGAGTTTTTTACCTTCAGGCGGGGGGAGTTATTAAATTATGAAATCTAAAAAAGTGATGCCTCGGCATCGTAAGGAAATTGTTAGGCTTCGGGGGGATGGCAATACATGGCCCGAAGTAGCGAAGCTGGTGGGCTTTAGTCGGGCAACAGTACAAAAGGTCTACAAGGAGGAAATGAAGCCCTCTGAGCCTCCCCCACAGCCCAAGGAGGAGGAGGTTATACCTGAATTACCTAAGTACGAGGAGGCTAGGGTGCTTGGACCAGTCCCCAACCCTCGTTTGATGCGTATATACTTTAAGGATCGTGAAGGCATTGGGATTTGCGTGAAGAGGCCACAGGACAACCACCGGCCAAAAAGCATGGTTTTAGTCAAAAAGGTGGAAGGCAATGAAGAGTTGTACCGATTGGTGTGAGACATCGGGAGATAAGGATCGGAGGATCGATATGATGCTTCGGGAGATGGTTATCGAGCGGGGGATTGAATCCTTAGCCAGCGGTGAGGAGCCTGAACCATTAACCTTACAGGAGATTTCGGAATTTGTGGGGATAGGGTTTACATCGCTCCAACGAATCGAGCAACAAGCCTTGGATAAATTAAGAAATAAAATGTTAAACTAGAAAGTTTAGAAAAATGGAAAACGAAGTACAATTATACGAAGAAAAGCCCGATGTTGATGAATTAAAGCATGAATTTGAACGGGCAAAAGCAAATCTATCGTCATGGATGGACAAGGCAGAAGATGCTCGGGAGGTTAGATTTAATGAATGGGCAGGCAAGACGGGTGATGGTAAGAAAAGTGGACCCGAAGCCTTTCCCTTTGATGGCGCTAGTGATCTCGACCCCAATGTTATAAACCCATTGATCGATGGGGATGTTGCGACTCTCACGCAGGCCCTCACACAGGCAAACCTGGTGGCCGCGCCTGTGGAGAGCGGCGACATAGCATCTGCCAAGTTGGTGAGTGAATTTTTG